AATTACGAGGAGTACAATAGATGGTTTGAGTACTGGCTAGATTATTTACAAATTAGAAACAGATGGAATATACAAATGAATTTTTAAATTATGAAGAGGGAATAAGCAACTGCTGCGGAGCAAGGGTAGTGGAACACTCAGAAAGATGTGATGCTTGTCAAGAAAACTGTGAAGTAGTAGAAGAATGATTTTACTAGTTGACGCAGATAGTTTGGTTTTTGCAAGTTGCTACCGCCCAAGGGAAGATGTTGACACATTCTACACAAATTTAGATGATGTAATTCACAAATTTGATGAATCATTTATGAAGATAGTAAATGATCTATCTGATAAGTACGAGGTAAAAGAGGTGTTAACCTTTAACAATAGCAAAGGCAACTTTAGAAAACTAATTACACCCACTTACAAAGCCAATAGAATAGGACAGAAGAAACCTCCACTGCTTAAACAAATGCATGACTATGTTCAAGAAACATATGATGGCATTTATGGATATGGAATTGAAACAGATGATATAGTTGCTCAATATTGGAAAGAACTAACTACTAAGTTTGGCAGGGAAAATGTAATGATTGTAAGTATAGATAAAGACTACCTTCAATTCCCGGCTTTGATTTATAAGTACAATCGAAAAGAAATTTTAGACTTATCTAAATATGATTCATTGCTTAACTTTTACACTCAAATGATTGTAGGAGATACTGCGGATAATGTGAACTACTTCAAAGGGAAAGGAATCAAGTTTGCACAGAAATATTACAAGGACTGTGACACAAAATATCAATTCACTAAGATGTTATACCTTCTTTTTAAAGAACGATACAAAAGCAAAGCAAGGGAAAAGTACATAGAGTGTTACAACCTTTTAAAACTAAGAACAGAATGAATGTATTAAGCCTGTTTGATGGAATGAGCTGTGGACAACAAGCACTAGAAAGAAGCGGTGTCCAAGTAGATAATTACTTTGCATCTGAAATAGACAAGTATGCAATAAAAGTGACACAAGCCAACTACCCAAAAACAAACCAACTAGGAAGTGTTATTGATGTAGATGGATATTCATTACCAAAGATAGATTTACTTCTAGGGGGTTCACCTTGTCAATCATTTTCATTTGCAGGTAAACGCAAAGGAATGTCAACTAAAGATGAACAAGAGATTCTAACACTAGAACATTACTTAGAATTAAAATTAGAAGGCTTTGAGTTTGAAGGACAATCTTATTTGTTTTGGGAATACATGAGATTACTTAAAGAGGTAAAGCCAAAATACTTTCTACTTGAGAATGTAATGATGGGGGATAAATGGGAAAAGATTTTATCTAAAGCAATAGGAGTAAATCCAATAGAAATAAATTCATCATTAGTATCAGCACAAAACAGAAGGAGATTGTATTGGACAAATATTGGAATGATTCATGGAGGATTGTTTGGTGATTTACAAAGCATAATACAACAACCTAAAGACAAAGGCATTTTACTTAAAGATGTTATTGAAGAAGAGGTTGATGATAAATATTACTTAAAAGATGATTCATTTGTTTTTGATAGGATAAAAAATGATCATCCATTTACTCCAAGGATACCAAAAGTAAATGAAAAATCTAATTGTTTAGTGATTGGAGGTAGTGGATGTAATGATTTAATTAATGATAAGAAAATAAAAAAAAGAGAAATAAATGTAGCAAATTATAGACATCATTTTAAAGGTTTCAATGGTTATGTTGACAAAAGTCCAACAATAAAAAGTTCATTAGGAAGTGGAAATCAAATAATATTAAATGACATAAGAAGATTAACACCAGTGGAATGCGAACGATTACAAACGGTAAAAGATAATTATACTAATCACGTTTCTGACACACAAAGATACAAGATGCTAGGCAATGGTTGGACAGTAGATGTAATATCACATATTTTAAATTATATTAAATGAACTTAAAAGAACAATTAAACGAAAAAATAAAGACAAGAGATGAAGCAAGAAAATTAATTCTTGATCCATACATTGATCAAATAAAAATAGTTGGAATTACTAAAGGATTAAGAAGATTAGAAAAGGAAATAAATATTTTAATTAAACAGATAGAAAATGAAGAAAGCTAAAAGAATAGTAGGCACTTTGTTTATAATAATAGCAAGTGTTTTGATTTTAATAATTGGTAATTTTATAGACTTACACAAACCAAATGACAGATAGCATAGTAGAAAGTGTTCTAGACAAGTTTAAAGAACGCTCAGAGGAAGGAATAAATAAATACGGTGTGACATTAGATAGAAAAGATTTGAGTCCCTTAGAATGGCTTATTCATCTTCAAGAAGAATTGATGGATGCTACGTTATATATAGAGAGGTTAAAGAAAGAACTAGAACATTTAGATAGGATGAACAAAATATTGGAACTATGACAGAAATGGATTTAAAAGAAAAGTTAATTGACAAAATTGAACTTCTTATTTTAGAACATGAATACACAAATTATTGTATTATGGCTGAAGAATTATCTGAATTAATGCTTGATGAAATGATTAATATAAACAATATGAGTAAAACAGATAAAGATTATTTAGCACATTTAAGTGTTAATAAAATGAAACAATTAATTAGTTAATCTAATAAAAAATGACAGAAAGAGAAAAAAACGCAAGTGATAAGGCACAAAAACTAATCAGTAGATTTATTAGTGAATGTGAAGTAGATGAAGATTCTGCAAAGAAAGCAGGTTTGATTCTTATAGATGAATTATTTAAGTGGGGACTGCCTTACACCTATCAAATAGAGTTTTGGACAGAGGTTAAAAGATATTTAAAATGACGGCACAAGAAATTAGCGACAGAATAGTAAAGAAAACTAAAGTAAATGTTTTCGAAGACAGTAGGAGAAAAGAGGTAATACATTACCGTTCACTCTTGATTTACTTGCTTAGAGAAAAGATGAATCTTAGATGGATGAACATAGCGTTATTCTTCAAGGCAAATGACAAAAGTATAACACACGCAACTATTATACATTCACATCATTACTATGAAATTTACAAGGATGAAAATCCAAAATTAGAAGAGTTAGAAAAACAATTTAACTTTGCACCAGTTGATCTTGACACATTAGACAAGATTCATATGTTAGAAAATAAAGTTAAAAATTTAAGGAAAATAATACAGAAATATGAAAAAGTTAGTTAGTTCAGTAAGGAAGTCACTAAGAAATTTATTTACAGAAGATGATCCTACAAAAATATGGGTTCAAATACCTAGAACTTTTAAAACAAAGAAAGATCAGAATTACATGATCCGAAGAACAAAGGATTTTATAATTGAAAACACAGAGGTGGGATAATGGAAAACTTTGATAAGGATTATGAGGATGGAAACAATATTGAAAAATTAGTATTAAATTTAATATTAAAAAAATATCCAAAAGCCTATATCAAAGAAGGTTATTTTAAAGGGTGGGATATACACATCCCCGAAATAGATAAAACAGTAGAGGTTAAATTTGATCGTGTTGCTGAAACAGGTAAAAACATCTTAATAGAAATTGAATCAAATAATGAACCATCGGGAATGTCAACAACAAAGGCTGACTTTTGGGTAATATATGATAACATTAAATTTTATTGGTTTAAAACAGAACAAATAAGAAAGTGCATTTATGAGAATAAATTACATTGGAGGGAATACAAAGCCAATCAAGACAATAAAACAAAAAAGGCTTATATGATAAATAAAGAATTACTTTTAAAATACCAATATGTACAAAACTGAAGATATAAAAAAACAATCGTTAGATGCGATTAAAAAAAACAATTTGATTTTTGTAGGTGATATTTTTGCTTATACTCCATTTGTTAAAAAGACTTTCTATGAACACAAACTACACGAAAGTGACGACATAAAAAGCGCACTTGATAAAAACCGGGTTAGTATGAAGGTGTCAATGAGAGACAAATGGTATCACTCAGATAATGCAACACTTCAGATAGGTTTGATGAAGCTAATAAGTGAGGATAACGAAGCACACAGGCTAAATGGAACTAAGCAAGAAATTAAGCATGAGCAAAAAGATAATGAGTTTACTATTAAGATAGTAAAGTGAATCTTGATGTTAATGTTGTCTTTGAACATCTTATAGACTCAAAGGCTAAAATAGTATGTGAGCAAGGGGGTACGAGATCGGGTAAAACCTACAACATATTGATGTGGATTATATTTTATTATTGTCCCAAAAACACAGATAAGATAATAACCATTTGCAGAAAATCTTACCCGGCACTTAGGGCATCTGTGATGAGGGATTTTTTTTCTATATTAAATGCTCACCAAAAATATGATGAATCAAAACACAACAAATCAAATTCTGAGTATCACCTATTTGGAAATCTTGTTGAATTTATTAGTTTAGATCAACCCCAAAAGGTAAGAGGTAGAAAACGTGATTTACTTTTTATCAATGAGGCAAACGATTTAATATGGGAAGATTGGCAACAATTAATTTTCAGAACACAAGAACGTATAATAATAGACTTTAACCCATCAGATGAATATCATTGGATATATGATAAAGTTATTCCTCGTAATGATTGTGATTTCTTTAAAACTACTTTTAATGATAATCCTTTTCTTGAAGATTCTATTAAGGAAGAAATTCTTCGATTAAAATCTACTGATGAACAGTATTGGCAAATATACGGATTGGGTGAACGATCAACCAGTATATCCACTATCTTTAAATATGTAGAAACAGATCAGATACCAACAACTGCAAACCTTATTTCTTATGGAATGGATTTTGGCTATTCAAACGATCCAACTACTTTAGTAAGTGTTTATATCGAAGATTTTAATTTGTACGTTAGAGAGCATTTATATAGGACTCAGATGACAACCAATGACATTCATCAATTTCTACTAGATCAGCACCTAGAAAATAAACCGATTTACGCAGATTCAGCAGAACCAAGATTAATTGATGAACTTAAAAGAATGGGGCATACAATATTTCCATCTATAAAAGGCAAGGATTCAATTAATGCAGGTATTGATTTACTTAAGCGTTATAAGATAAACATATTAAGCACATCCACAAATGCCATTCAAGAATTTAGAAACTACAAATGGCAAGAAGATAGAACTGGCAGATTAATTAATTCACCCGTAGACAAGAATAATCACATTATTGATCCTTGTAGGTATGCTACTTATTCTATTCTATCTAAACCCAACTTTGGAAAATATGCAGTTAGTTAAAACTATTTAATAAAGTTTTTGTTTTATAACTTATTTATGTTACCTTGCATATATGATTAACAAACAAACAAACAAAATGGAAAATTCAAATCAAGCACAACTTGAATATTTAAAAGAAAAATTTATTAATTTAGGTATTTATAATCAACAGAAAAAAAGGTTTTATTCTAAAAGTTTAACTGTATTATGGTGCATATATGAAACTTATTTTGGATTTGATAAAACGTCTAAAGAAATTAAAAAATTTAAATAAATTTGCAAGGGGGGTAATTCCCCCTTTAACTTTAACCACAGATAAAATGATAACAATGAAACCTTTATTTACAGACATAGAACTAAAAGAAATTATACACGATATAGATATAGCTTATATTGATATGATGGATAGTGAGGTACACAGACAAGAAGTAAATTGGTTTGTGCATGACTTAGAAATATTTGCCACAGTGGTTTGTGTTCGTGAAACGCTTAGCGAACCATATGAGACTTATGATCATCAAGAGCCGGGAACATACAGATATTTTTTTGAAATTGATGATTGTTGTGCTTACTTTAATGATGAGGATTGTATTACAAATCATCAGTTAGAGAATATAATAGTACCAGTTTTAGAAGTTAAAATTCACCCACATGGATAAGATACAAAATACACACGATGCAGAATATTGGAACAATGCACATCTTTGTTCTAGCATTCTTCGGGGATGGCATAAGATCAAACCCGGCAATGAAGAAATAAGATCAGTAATGACTGCTCTTCAAGAGATGACATTTTATGTAGCACGTTTAAAGCACGATGCACAAGCAAAGGATAAGATAGTAGAAGAGTACAAATTAGAAAGGAATAAGTGGTGCATGAGAGCGCAACAAGCAGAGCGAAGATTTGACAACGCAGAGAAGTTGATAGATATTTAAAACTTTTGTTTAGTTGGTTAATTAGGGCAATCAGAAATGGTTGCCTTTTTTTGTGTTTAAAAATCCCTTCTGTTTTGCGTTATATATTTATGAAAGCAAGTGTAACTGTACCAAGTCTATCTGAAATCACACTAGAACAGTATCAAAGATTCTTGAAAGTTCAAGAGATTAACAAAGAAGATGAATATGTTCTTCAGCTAAAGATGATTGAAATCTTTTGTAATGTTGATTATAAAGATTGCAGAAACATCAAATTTTCAGATGTTGAAAAAATCATCGAGGTACTCACAAAAACCTTTCAAGAAAAACCCGAACTTGTAACTACTTTTAAAATGGG